CACTTCAACGGTTGTTATCGGTGTGGCTCTTTATCCTCACCTTCAATATATCACTATATTGTCCAGACTATATCATCAAGACTTGTTGTCTTGCCGGGCACTCGTGTCATCTTCATCACTGTTCTAGTGGTATGATGTTAGTCGTTGAACCTTCTCATAATCCCTTATGAGCTTGGATGCTGATTGTCTCGAAAGATGTCCCAGCAGTTCACCCGGTTTTAATTGGGCCTAAATCAAATTAACCCAAAACGCATTTCAGTTGCTGATGGAGTTGTCCACATAGTATTGATTCCTTTTTAAAAAGTTATATTAAAGAACCAGGTCAACAGAGAGTATTTCTACAAAGTCTGCCTTGAGATTTAACAAACAATTTCTATTTGTTAAAGGTATTTTATACTACTTGACAGCTAAAAGCAATAGAGAAAATCATTAAATTGTTCTAGACTATTTTATTAGTCCTACCTTGTATACAGTTTTGCCATTTTCTTTCATAGCAGTTAAAGCTCTTTTACGGTTGCTACCATCTGTTTTGTGACTTACATGAACCCAACCAGAGTCATCAATACCTGGAGTATAAAACTCCAATATTACTTGGTCGAAGTCGAGGTTGTCTACAATATACTGAGCCAGGTCTGCATTGGCGACACCAGGACACTCTATGTCGGCAGCTTCACCGTGACAGTGTTGTGATTTAGATGAACCGCCTACTGCTTTGTTAAGTTCTGGACCACGATATCCTGAATTGATTGTTGTTACGCCAAAATGGTCTCTGACCTTTTGCACAACATTATCGAATAAGGCTTTTGCATTTTCTAGATGACCATCATCTGGAGTATTATCAATGTCCATTCGAATTGCTGTTTGGCTTTTAGTAAATTCTTGTAGTGTAAAGTTTTCAGATAGTTTCAATTTTATTCTCCCATTGCTTTAACCTTGCGGTTGCTTGTTCGAACGCCAGTAGCAAGTGCATCAACGATTGCGTTTTTAAAGACGTAATCTTTTGTGCCAGTCATACCACTTGACATTGTTTTAAATTGTTTGTGTAACTTGAAACTTGGACCAGTTTTTTTATGAGCCTTTTTTCTATAATCTATATCTGCCATCATATATCTCCAATGTTAAAAAAGTGGGAGTTTAGGAACTCCCACCATTCATTTACGTTTACCTGTTTTACTTTCATTTAATAGTTCTGGCTTAAATAAATTAAGCGATTCGTCACTAATTTCAATATTGCGAGGTTTCTTATGTTCAGGAATTACATTCTCTAAACCTATTCGTAAGATGCCATCTGTATATTCGGCACCACGAACTTCCACCGTATCAGCAATTTTGACTGTTTTGGTAAAAGAACGAAGACCAATACCTCGATGTAAATATTCAATATCTGATAAATCTACATTTTTGGATTGTTCGTCTTTATTGCCCTTAATTATCAAATGGCCATCATCAACCGTAATATCAATCTCAGACTTATTATATCCAGCCACAGCGAGTTCTACCACATAATGGTATTCATCGACTTTAACGATGTTGTGAGGTGGAAATGAGGTTTGAGTATTGTTGTTAGGTGTTGATGCTAGCATCTGTTCAACTTCACCGAATAGTTGTTCGAATCCAAGTGTAGAGTTATATAGAGGGCTAAATGAAAAGCGTTGACTTAATGTCATGTTGTTTCTCCTTGTTAAGCGAGTTTCAAAAAGATGACCCCGAAGGCATCATCAAAGTGACAGTTTTAAACTGGTCTGCCAACCAGATTCTTATTTATAACCTTTTGGTTATATTATTCATGCTCCATAGGTTTTTTGCCTATATTATATTTTGCAATTAATTCCCAATCATCTTTTTCTTTATATGAGATAATCTTTATTTGATGTAGAGGTGCCACATTATCTTCTAATGGTTTTGGATTTAGAATTTTAACTAAAGCCCATTCCTCTAATAATTTTGCTATTGCATTTCTTCTTTGTATATCATTCTCAGATATATTGGATGGTTTTCCATCCAGTCCAAACAATTCCTTGAAATGTACAATATAATATCTACCTTGCTTGTGTAATATATGACAAGATTGATATAGAATCTTTTCTTTACGAGAAGATACACCTATTCGTGTGAGTGTCTCACGAACTTTTAAAAAGTCATCTTGATGATTAAGAGTGACCTCAATGAAATCGTTTAAATCTACCATACATTTATCCCTTCTTACCTAAACCGCCAGTGTTGGCTGAATTGGCTAATTCTTCTAGTTGCGTTTTCGTGAGGGTTGAGAGGACTTCTCTCGCTTTGGAATTTGAGATATTATAGACCTGTTTGATACATTCTATATTTGCAATCTTCTCAGTTTTCACCCACTTAGCAAACGGCCTTTTGCTCTTTCTAACTATATTTAGTAAAAAGTCATTCTGCAACCTAGATTCTAGGTGATGATGTTGATTCATCTCGTTGGCATAAAATATACAGTCTTTATGGTAGGATAAAGTCCGATTAATTAAGAATGGTTTATAACCAAGTTCAGTTATATCATCAACAATTAATTGTTTGCCGCCGTATAATATTTGGTTTGAGTAATCGAATGGGCTACTCATTATTTAAATTCGCAGTTAGCCATCAATTCAGTTAAACATGCAACTAAATTAATTTCTGAATCAGCTACAAAAGCATTCTTGTATTGATAGTCTGCAATAATTAATACTGCTTGAGGTATCGATTCTTTCTTCATCATATCATAAAGAGCTTCATAAACTTGTCTGAACACCGTATTAGAATCTATGTCAGTAGTTGCAACCCATTTACGAATTGAATTAAAGTTCTTCTCTTTTAGATATTGTGTAATCTGGTCAATTTGAACATTACCAATATGAGCCAAAATGCCAGTATCAATCTTACCAAATTGTGAGTATCTTTGTAACTCATTAATTACTCTTCTGAAATCAGGGAAATGTTTCTTAATCAATTCAGCAATCACAGCTTTCTCGAATTCAACTTTTTCTGTTACCAGAACTGATTCGATTCTCTGCATAAACTGAGTTGCCATTTGAGACTTCTCATTTCCTTTAAGAGAGAATTCAACACCAGCACATCTAGAATGTAATGGTTCAATAATACGATTCTTATAATTACAAGTAAATATGAATGAACAGTTTCCTGCAAATTCTTCTATTGCATTACGAAGAGCGGGTTGAGTTGAGTTTGGATTTAGATAGTCTGCTTCATCCATGATAATAACTTTTCTGCCACCAACAAGTGACATCGAAGAAGCATAGTTCTTGATTTTAGTTCTGAATGTATCAATACCACTTTCATCAGAACCATTAATGACTAGATAGTCACAACCAATTTCTTCACACATAGCTTTTGCAACAGTTGTTTTACCAACACCTGCACCACCAGATAAAAGAAGATTGGGAATACTTTTCTGATTGACATACTCTTGAAAAGGTTTCTTTAACCTTTCAGGTAATATACAATCTGCAATTGTTACTGGCCTATACTTTTCCGTCCATAATAAATGTTCCATTTTTCACATACCTCATAATATAATATAATAAATTAAGATTCAAACTTAGAACCTTGTTCAGTTGTCACCCAATATTGTAAATCAATATCTTTGTTTTTGAAATGCGAAATACCTTTTGATGAAATATTTACATCATAGCTACCTGGTAATAGTTTAGATAAGTTTTCTGTTTTGAAAATCATTTTATAAACTTTAGTATCGCCGTCAGCAATTTCAAGAGTGTTTGTATGTGAAGAATCGTTAGAAGTATCTAGAGTAGCAAGACTAATTTTCGTGCCATTAGATTCAACTGCGATTTGTGGAGAAGATAGAACTGCAGCTGTTCTCATGATATCACTAAAATCATCGGCTGATAAAGATATTGATATTTCTGGTTCAGGCATTACAAGTTCTTTTTCTGGAGGAGTAACAATCATTGTTGGTTCACAAAAACGATATTTTGTTTTTGAACGACCTTTGTTACTAACAATAATTACATTTTTATCTTCAAATTCAAATGTCGGGTCAGTGCCTAACGAGATGACGGATAAAAAGTTGTTGAGGTCATAAACGCCAAATTCTGCAGGAACTTCTTCAGCAATATTCACTTGTGCTAGAATATTCTTATGAGAAGATACAGTCTTTAATGTCTTACCTGCTTTAAATAAAATACCTTGGTTGATTGCACCAAAGTTTTTCAATATCGATAATGTTTCATTCGAAAGTTTCATAATATAGTTTCACCTTATAATAATAAATTTTGTTTCTTTTCACTTACTTTAACATCCTACTACAAATATTCATAGAAAAGAGGTAAACTTTATTTGTTTTCCTCATTTTAATGAATTCATCTGTTCAATTCTTTCTAGTCTAATTTTCTCAAAGGCTATCTTTTTTTCTTCTGGAGTTAAGCTGTCATAGTCTACTTCTGTAGTATATTCAGATTTTGGTTTTTCACATAAGAAGTTACAACTTATCTTATATATTATTTGATACCATATTGTAAAAAAGAGTATGATACAGAACCAAAGTATTATCTTATTGAAATAATATCTCACTATCTTGCCATGAAAATATCATTATCCAACATTCTAAGAACTTCAGTTTCTAGTTCAGCAATAGTGCCATTGTTTTCAATTGTATAATCAATATGACATCCAACCCAATCAAATTCAGAGGAATGAATTTTAAGTTCTTGCATCCTCATGCAGGCCATTGACCAACGATAGTTTTTCTTAGGACCTTTATTCACATTTACAGCATCTTCAAACCATTTTACTTCAGGTCCTCTGATTATTCTTACAATTTTACCACCTTGTTTATGAATCATTTCAATTTCATTGCGAAATCTTACATCAGTAACAACAGTGTTGGTATCTTGAGCTCTTTTCATAAGAGAATGAACCCATATATCTTTGTGAAAGACATTGCGACCACCTTCTGTACCTAATAATTGTAAGGCTTCTCTTGGTGTAAATTGGCGACCAAAGGCTTTTGACCAATACTCATCGGGAAGTTCTCGCCAGTTTCTGGACTCTTCTGAATCTCCCTCAAGTAATCTTCTATCCCATGCAAATATTTCAGCACAAGCATCTTTTAATGGCTTAGCAAAACTGTCTTTGTTATATCCTTGTTTTTGGATAATATCACCAACTGTTCCTTTGCCAGACCCCATGAATCCGACAACGCCAATTAACATTATAATTTACCTGTGTATTTTGCGACTGCACCCATATCGCCGGTAAAGGCATAAGTTCCAATATGGTGAGTTTTCATCCAAGGACATAACCAAATTTTACCACCAGTCTTTCGCCACATTTGGCAGAACATATAATCTTCTGATAGATATCGGTCAGTACCACCGCCAGTATAACTATCTTTTGTATCAATGATTGTATCAAAGAAAGCATGAATATAATTCTTTCCATCAAAATGTTTTTGACCAACATGGTCTGGTTTATATCTAATTAAAGGAAATTCTTCTTGCATCTTCTCGAACACTCGGCGTTTAATCATCATGTGTCCTGTGCCAATTTCCATTACTTCAATCGGGTCTGTTACTGTAAATTGTTTTGTGCCTTTAACGACATTAAATACATATTCGCCAACCACTTTATTCAATTCATTAACATCCATATCAGGATGTTTTCTTGCTGTTTCAGCAATATTTTTCCAATTCATTGACTTTTTAGGATAAGGTCCGCCAACAATATCTTTATCTAGTGCCAATAAAGCAACGATATCTTGTGGGTTGAATTGAACATCTGCATCAATAAACATCAAGTGAGTATATCCTGACCTTAAGAATTCATCTGCAAGGTAGTTTCTAGCACGAGTGATTAAAGATTCGTTGAATAGAAAAGAAAACTTAGTTTCGATTCCGTATTTCATCATTTGGGTTTGTAGGTCTAATGCGGCTTTGGCATAAAGACCAAAACATTGACCACCATACATTGGTGTTGCTATAAAAAGTTTACACTTTTTCAGTTCATCTACATTAATTTTGAGTTCCATAATATATCCATTAGAGTTAAATAAAAAAAAGGAGCAATATTATTTATATCGCTCCAATTTTAAGTCAAAGCTATACTCTAAGCAAAAGCTTTTTCGCCACGAAGGCGTAAATACTCAACACCGGCAGCAACAACTTTTCTAGTTGGTGTACCCATGCGATAGAATGTAACTTTCTTTCCATTTACCGTTTTGGCATTCGTGTAAATTGCATGACCTTCTTTGCGAAGTTCATCTACTCTGGCAGCAACATTTTTAATACCAAATGTTGATTGAGCCTTAGCTACGGTTAACGTATTGTAACCTGTTGGTTTTGAAAGGTAACCTAAGATTTTAGCTTTACCTGATTTTGATACTCTAGTCATAAAAAACTCCATGATGTATTTGATTGCATTACAAAAAACAATCAAGCGTGCAATCTTTCACTTGATTGTATAATTATATCAGAAAACTAGACTGAATGAGGCAAACTTAACCTCTATTGCCTAGTATTCTATTTAAGTAAGTTGTGATGGATGTAATTCATTATCACTTTTAAGCTCTTCTAATATCTCTTCATCTGTTTTTTCTTCTTCTGTATTTTCAACAGTGAAAGCATCATCGCCAGCATCGACCTTTGTGTAAAGGTCAAGGAACGAAATCTTGGTTTCATCATCGAATCTATTTAAACATAGTTCTAATGATTTGGTTTTATCACCAAAGATACTTAAAGTCTCAACGACTTGAACCAATCTTCTAGTTGAAACAACTTCGTCACAACCACCCTCAGCGAAAGTTTTTCTAATCGCATCAGCCCATGTAACAAGTTTAGTGGCAAAATCATCATCTTTTAAACCGCTCTTAGCAAGTTCTCCGATAATAATTTTTTTCTCAACAGAAGCAGGTGGCCATTCTTGTTCGTAAGTATTTCTAAATCTTTCTAAGAACGCTTCGTTAAGAATGTTTGTAAACATATAACGGCCGTCATCAGAACCTTTACCTTTTGTATTCGCAGTGGCGAAGACCGTGAACCCAGGAGAGGGAGCAACCAATTCGCCTTTTTTCTTAAGCAAAAATGGTTTACCTTCTAGCACACGTTGAAGACATGAAAGATTCTGAGCGCCGTAATCAATTTCATCAATACATAATACTGCACCTTGTCTAGCAGCAGTAGTAACAGGACCATCTCTCCATTCCATCTGACCATTGATTAACACATAGTTACCAAGTAAGTCTGATTCATCAGTTTCAGGTGTCATTGAAACAATTACACACTTACGCTTTAGTTTAGCACAAGCTTGCTCAATAGACATTGTTTTACCATTACCAGAATGGCCTGAAACGAACACAGGAAAGAATTTGCCTGATTTAACAATTGAAAGAATATCTGCAAAGTTGCCGAAAGGCACATAGTTGTCATAGACATCTGGAACTAAATTTGTAATAGCAAGTTCAGTCGTAACATTTGCAATACGACTTCCTGAATCTTCTATCTCAATTTTAGTAGGCACAAAAGGAATAACTTTTGCAGAGGAAACTTTTAATCTAGCTCCGCCTGGTTGTAATGCAATTGAAATATCTTCTGGCACTTTATACTGGCCTCTAGATAATTTATTTACATCTTTTTTTGTAAACCAACCGAAACTTTTTAGACCAACTTCTTGGCCTAGTTTGTTTAGTTCTGTTCTTGACACCGAATCTTTCCCGGTATCTTTGAGCTTCTGAAGAAACTCTTTTCGTATCACATTTAAATCACTCATAATATACTTTCTCCTAATTTCACTCAGTGGTTTTTCACTGTTATTACTTAATTTCTACAACCATTATAACACAACCGGACCAAAAGTCAAGCACTTTCGAGCATTTAAGCAGCAATTTTATCAATAAATTTACTCACCAGAACTCTGTTAATAACCTTTGATTTATTCACTTTCATAAATGCATTTTTTAATTTGTTAGCAGTTACTTTTCCTGATACTTCAACTTCTTTGTCAGCAGCATTTAAGTCTTTGCCTCCAAGAATCATGTAGAAATCATCATAGTTTGGTTTTTGAGAAACCAATAATTTTTCTTTTCTAAATATTTTAACAATATTCTTTTGATATTCCCACTTCTCGTATCCTTTATCACTAACAGTTTGACCATCTTCATTTACATATTGTCTGTAAATAGCGTCTTTAACTTCTCTTGAATTTGGAGCAACAATATAGAAACCAATAATTTTAGAACCGGTTAACTTTTTAAACCAATCCATAGTATTAAGAAATACTTGATTTGTATTATAATGTCCTTGTTTAATTCTAGATGTAAATCTTATTGAATCATCTTTAATCACTATGTTAGTTTCTTGAGTGTCCATTCTTTTAGTATGTTCATGTGGAAAATGTTCTTCTTTAGGCATATATTTATTTTTTAAGTTATGGTCATTTGGATATTTTTGATATTCATTCAGTCCAAAAGCAGTGTAGTCATGACAATAGTCAGCATCGCCATCATGTATAATAATTAAATTAACAATGTCAAGACCTCTAGAAGCTTTGAACTCGTTAGTATATTTACCAAGAGCAACTAATGCTTGAAGCAGTGGAGTATTTGTTAATCTTTCACTCTTTGGAGTATAAGGTCTATTCACTGAATCATATCTAAGATTGTGGTCATATGATTTTGCTAACAGTAACATGTTTTGAACTGCTTTAGTATACTCAGCTTTATTCATATTTGAATTAAGATATTCTCTTAAGACAACATTTTCTAATTTTAATGTACCAACTTTAGTTTCAAAAGATGAAACATCTTCAAGTCCATCTTTATAAGTTTTACTGTCAAATTCTATATCTCTATCCATATACCAAGTTGTACTTGTATCTGAAAATGTTTGAACTGTAAATGGAATATTTACTTTTCTACAAAAACTAGAAAGTATTAATACTTGCTCAATAGCACCTTGAATATTATCCCACATTGAACCAGAATAATCTAATAACAGAATCAGTCCGTGAGATTTACCTTTAGGTATAATCATCATCTTTTTGAAAATGTCATCATTGAATTTATAAGAAGCAAGTTTGTTAATATCTAAATCACCAGTACTTGCAGTTCTTCTCTTGCCATAAACTTTGGCAGCTTTTTTCATTTCGAATTCTTTAGCAAGTAAAGCTACAAACTTATCATTTTTCTTTTTAAAGTCATTATAGATTTCATCTTTGTAACCTTTCTTAAAATATCCTGCAACTTCTTGGTTTTGAAAATCGTTAGATAATAATTCTTGAACTTTTTTAGCAGGAGTGATAATATTTTTCATGATAGGTTTAGGAAAGTCAAGGTAAATAAACTCTTTACTTTCTTCGTCAACTAATGAGTTCTCATTATTTCTATAATTTTCATCAGTTTCACATCTTGGTCCATCATCAACTTCTGATTCTTCGTAACCTGAATCTTTAAATCTATTTAATCCTGTAATTTCGCCATTTTCATCTGATTCTTCTGAATCATCATCATCATCGCAATTTGTTTTATTTTCATTTTCGTCTTCACCTTCTTCTGAATCATCATCTGAATTATTTTCAGAATTATTGCCGTCTTTACCGTCATCATCTTGAGAATCATCATTTTCATATTCATCATAACCTGAATCTTCATCATCAGGGTCTTCAGAAAAGTATTGCTCTTCTTGTGACATCATCTCGTCCTGATAATCTAATTGCTCTTCAGTTGAATATGCATATATATCATTCGTAACATTAACAACATCTGACCATGATTCTGTAGTCTTAACTCTTTCTAATAATTTAGTTTCTTCTTCATTAAAATCAAGAGCCATAGTATATTGTGATTTAGTATAAAGATTTAGTCTATCGATAAAAGCTAATTTGTTAGCGTCTCTACCTTGAAGACCAAAGAAATCTTTTTCTCTTAAATCAGCATATGCTGTTTTGAATGATTTTTTTAGACCTGGATATTTTCTTTGTACACGCTTCTCGATTCTAGCATCTTCAATTACATTTAAAAAGTTTTTATAATTCTTACCTTTATTATTAATTGTAACTGCATCATGCCATCCTTCAGCAGGTGTATACAGAGCATGGCCAACTTCATGTCCACAAAGTAAATCATAAGTTGTACCTATCATATCAGTCCAGATTGGAAGATATAATATTCTGTTTTTAGGGTCGAACTTTGCAGTAGAAATCTTCTGATGTTCGATTGTTAGATTTTCATTAGCCATCAGTTTTGCTAACTGAGACTTCTGTTCTTGTAATAAATTGTCTTCTTTTTTCACTATCATGTAATCCATTATACAGATTTCCATGCAAAAGTCAAGCACTTTCGAGCTTTATTTTAGCAATTTAATGATAAGTTTTACTTATTAAAGAACTCAATAAGTGGAGCGGAGATTAGGATTCGCACCTAAAGAATTGACTGGAAGCCATTTCTGTTCTACTACTTCTCCGCAAAAAGTGGAGCGGTGTGTCAGATTCGCACTGACTGATTAAACGGGAAGAATAATCTGTTCTACTAACCCACCGCAATTAAGTAACCATTATACATGATTGACATCACAAGTCAAGCATTATATCCATTATTACCGACCAACTTGGTCTAGATAATAATCTTTAGTTTCTTCCCACGATAACACCGTTAAGTTATCATAGAATAATGTTTCTGTAGAAACTCGGTCTGATTCTTTTAAATTTCTAATTCTCTTTGTTGCATATCTTTCTTTCCATAAAGTTACCAGAGCTTCAGTCGAAGTATCAAATGATTTTACTAATTTGTCTTCAGTAATATCACCTCTTAAGAACTCGGCTGAATTATTGTATAAAGGAGAAAAGTATATACCTCTGGCATGAGCTGATTGTGTTAATGCTTTATCCATTTTCATTTGTGAATATGCAAATGATAGTGACCTATTCTTATGGTCTCTTTTGTGTGGTTGCCCACTTGGTTTCTTTGCAACATACCATTCAAAGTATTTTCTGGTATGATTTTTCTTTATCCAATCATTAATTTTATTTCTAGTCACTCTTCTTGGTTCAAACTTAACTGAACCTGCAGTGAATCCCATTTTCTTCCAGTGTTTAAGTCTATCGTATTGTGATAGTCCATGAAGTTTCGCTTTACCATATAAGGATGTAGTTGTAACGCCTATTAGCGTGTCACCATACAATTCTTTCCATAGTTTCTGTATCTTATCATCTAAACATAATAATGCTAATAACTTACCACCTGTGTAGTTATAACCTAAAGGTTGTAAAGGAACAATCGTAGAACCAATCGCTGTATGATTAATCATTGAACCTTGTGTTTTAAGTTCTCTACTCCATCCAATAAAATTATCTCTAGGCGTTAAGTCTAGAAAGTCTGAAGAAATACAAATAACACCAAGATATTTTTTAGTTGGTTTATCTCTGACAATGAAGTTAAGATTACGACCAATATTAGAATTGTTTTTCATTGTAGATGAGAATGTTCTAATTACATTCCATAGTTCTGGCAAGTCTTCTTGTTTGTTTGCATATATGAGTTCAGGTTCTATATTCATAAACTCATCTAAGTCTTGTGGATTCCAAACATTATTTTTAACTTCTTCAATAGCTATTCTTTGTTTATCGTTGGCTAGAACTTTCTTCTCGCCTTCCCATAAATCATTAACCATGGTGAATGGATATTTTTCTTGTACTTCACACCACTTTTGATACAATGTATATTCTTTTACGTCCATCTTTGAAACAAATTCAAGGTCTGTAATCGTCTCTTGTTTAATTTGTTCAAAGTCAGGGTCATCCATATCTTCTACAGGATTAGCCTCTGACCATTTTTCCCACTGAACTTCTACATCATCTTTTGTATAATCAATTGCCATTTACATTTCGTTCCATTTAAATTTGTTTTTCTGTTTTCTTGTTTCAGTCTTCATTAGTTTATTCTGCTTCTTCTTTGCTAAGGATAACACAAGATTGGACACCTGTGAGGTAAACTTTATTCCGTTCATATGGTCTAATTCGTGTTGAAAACATCGTGCTAACATTCCATCTAAATGTTTATTTACAGTCTCGCCATTTTCATCTTGATATTCAACGTCAATCTCTTCGTATCTCTTTATAGAAAGAATTAAACCAGGATAAGATAAACAACCTTCATCTAGCTTAATATCATTTTGGCCAAATGCAATCAATTTAGGATTAACACAAACCATCTCTTCACCTAGATGTGTCATTATAAACATTCTTGTTGACACATTACATTGATTAGCTGATAATCCAATACCACCAAACTTTCTCATGGTCATTTTCATTCTCGCTATGAGTGTTCTCATGTTAGCATTAGGTAAAGCTTCATCATAAACAGGCATTGTTTCACTTAACAATGGAAGTTGGTCGTCATATAAATCTAATGGTTCTTCTCTGAGTTTTTTTATCTCTTCAGTTGGGTTTTCTTTTGTTTCTGGTCCAAGGCCTTCTGCTGTGCTATAGTTAAATGTCATGCCTGGTTCAGTAACTACTGTTGTATCATCAAATTGTTTAATATCACTCATGTTTTTCTATCCTTGAAAAGTTCTTAACTTTACTAAATTTAATTATATTTTGAAATTTATCTTGTAGTATATCGCCTTTATGTGATATCACAAAAATATTCACATCATCTAGTTCATGTAGAATCTTAAGTAACTCATCAACGCCTGTAGCGTCTAGTGATGAATCGAATGTTTCATCTAGTATGAGTAGATTGGTGTTAGTAGAATTCTTTAGTCTAGCAACGGCACGCCAAGTTAGCATAAGTGCCATGTCAATTCTTTGTTTTTCGCCTTGTGAGAAGTTATTATATGTAAAGTCATCTCTGAATCTAGATTTAATTGATTCTTTAAATGATTCGTCAAGGGTAAAGTTTACAAAGAAATCTAATTTAGCCAAATAACTATTTACTAATTTGTTTATTACAGGTAAGTATTGTTTTATAATCTTTGTTTTAATACCAGTGTCTTTAAGTAAAGCACTAGCTACTTCAAAGTATTCTTTATCATCAAGTAATTTTTTAAACTCAGTTTCTTTGTCTTCAATCTCTTTTTTGAGTTCACTTAACTTCAACTCTTCTATGTCTGAAACTGTTTTTGTGTTTTGTAATTCTTCAATACTTGTTTTGATTCGAGTGATGTATCTATTAATTTCAGTTATTGATGTTGTATTTGTTGCCGTCTTAATCTGTAATGCTTGTATCTCTAATTGTTTTACTGAGATAGTATTAAGCTTAGTCTGTTCTTCGGTTACTTTAGTATCAAGTTCAACTAGACCTGTGTCACAACCAGTAATCTTATCGGTAAGTGTTACAATTTGTTCTGACTTAAAATCAGATTCAATTCCTTGCCTACATGTTGGACAGTCATCATTGTGTTCAAAGAAATTAACATCTTTTTTATATTTCGATAGATTAGTTTCTATTTGAGATTCTAGATGATGATACTGTTTTACTCGTTGTTCGATTTCGAGTTTGTTTGTAACAACCTTTTGAATTTCAGCGACTTGTAATCCAATGCTCTCAATTTCTTCAGTGAGATTGTTAATATTAGTTTCGTTGGTAGAAATATCTGTTTCGTATTCATCTATTTTGTCTTCATTGTTTTGTTTTAAATCGCCTATTCGTTTTTCTTCAAATTCATATTTCTGTTGTGTCAATTGAATCGTGTGTCTTTTGTCGTTGAGTAAATCTTTGTTATTACCCAATCGTTCTCTTGTAAGTTTATTCATTACCGAGAATATTTGTATATCTAATAAGTCTTCAATTATAGCACGTCTATCATTATTTGATAGTTGCATAAACGGAGTAAATGCGGCTGAACCTAGTACCACTATTTGTGTGAAAGATTTATAGTTCATTTTTAATATGAACTTCTCAAGTTGTTCTTGATAATCTCTTATAGCTGCATCTTGGTTTAATAACTCACCATCGATATATATTTCAAATTTATTAGGTTTGATAGTACGAACAACTCTATATGATTTATTGTTTGTATCAAACTCTACTTCTACTTCACAGTTTTTACCATTAATCGAGTTAGTTAGATTGCCTTTTGGAATACTACGAAATGGTTTACCAAATAATCCAAAACACAAAGCATCAAGCAACGTAGACTTGCCTGAACCATTGACACCAACAATTAATGTATTGATGTTCTTATCTAAATTAATTTCTGAAAAATGATTACCTGTACTTAATAGGTTTTTCCATTTTACTTTTCTAAATATAATCAATCAGTTTCTTCCGTATGTAATGCTTCAACATATAATTCTCTCATTAGTGTTTTGAGTTTTTCATTCTCAACATTGAGAGATAGTCCATCAATATACTTGGACAATATGGTCATTGTATCTTCAGCTTGATTAATTATATCATCGTCATTTAATATAAGGTCATCATTGAAGTCCTCAACAATTGCTATGTCAGCTGCACCAGCTTTATATAAGTTATCGGTTAAATAATCAAACAAAAATGGATTCTGTTTGTGTAGTACAACTACTTTTACATAACTATCTTGGTATTGTTTAAAATCAAAACTTTTAAAGTCTTCAATACTTTTGTCTCTATCATCATAACTTATCTTATGAAATATTTCAAATGGGTTCTGTATGAACTCTAATTCTCTTGTGTTCGTATCAAAGATATGAAAACCTCTTGGGTCTTTATAATCTGCCCATGTCATTTGACCTGGAGTTCCAACGTAAAATATTTGGCCATCATCTGACTTGTGATGAAAGTGTCCAGATAAAACCATATCATACTTGGATAAAAGTGATTTATCAATACCTGTTTGTGAAACTGTGCCTTTGTCCATCTCAAACCCTCGTATCTCAAAATGTCCAATACAAAGTTGTGACCGACTATTCTTTATTGATTCTTTTATACCTTCTTCGTTGTCATCACATAACCAAGGAACAATGTCTATTGGAATGCCATCAAATTCTTTTGTGACAAACTCATCAAAGATTGTAATGTTGTCATATTCGTTTAGTAGTAATTGTGATGAATTAATTTCTAATGTATTACGATAGGTAATGTCATGATTACCTAGAATAGAATAGAACGTAATGTTATTTTCTTTTAGTTTATTAAAGAAGTATCTACGACATAGATACAGGGAGTTGTAATTGATAAACTTGCGGCGGTCAAATAAGTCGCCCATTTGGAATACCGTATCGATGTTATTTTCTTTCAGATACGGAAAGAATACTGTTTCATAAAACTTCTCATAGTGTTTATGGAAGATAACAGAATCGCCACGCATACCGAAGTGGGTATCGCCTAATATACACATTCTCATAATCTAGTCTTCTTTTAGTTTTACTATTTCATCTTTCATTTGTAATTTTTCTTGTTTCATTTTTACCATAAGTTCATCAGAAAGATATCTTGAATGTGCTTCTTTGATTTTAGAATCAAGGTCTCTAT